CACCACTGCAATGGCAGTTGTACGATAAATTAAAAGAACATTGTGATCAAATTTATTTAGCTGGTGATGATGACCAGGCTATTTATGCCTGGGCAGGGGCTGACGTAAAAAGATTTGTACAGGAACCTGCAAAAGAAAGAATACTAAAACAATCACGTCGTATATCTATGGCAGTGCAAGCAGAGGCAAGATACCCAATTATGAGAATAGAGGGTGTGAGAAAGAAAAAATTTTATAGACCTAGAAGTTATGATGGAGAATCACGTTACATAGCTGATCTTAATCAGGTTGATTTAACAAAAGGTAAATGGCTTATACTTACCCGAACTAAAAGCAATCTATTAGATATTATGAAAGATTTAAGACGTAAAAATTTTTATTATCAAAGTAACAAAGGTAAAAGTTTTAAAGTTGGTATGTATGAGGCTGCAGCTGCGTACACAAAATGGACTAATGATGAAGTGTTAAATGAAAAAGAAATAAATTCAATTAAAGAATATATACCTAACGCTGATTGGGATGCTAAAGTTCCATGGTATGATAAATTTATAGCAGATCAAAAAGAAATTTTATATTTAAGAAACTTAATTGCATCAAAAGAAAACTTAAAAGAAAAAGCAAGAATATGGTTGTCAACTATACACGCAATAAAAGGTGGTGAAGAAGATAATGTAATTTTATCTTTACACCAGGGGCGCACCGTACAACAAGGAATTAAGTTAAGTATTGACAAACAGGACGAAGAGCATAGAGTATGGTACGTGGGGATAACGAGAGCACGAAATAACATATACAAATTAAGAGCTAAAAAGAAATTAAAGGAGTATCAACTATGACAGATAAAAATATATTGGACGAAGCATTTCCACAATATACTCAGGTTGGTGGGAACCACTACACTAAGTTTCCTATTCAGCCATACGAGTTTATTTCTAAAAATGATCTATCGTTCTTTCAAGGCAACGTTATAAAATACGTTTGTCGTTATCAAAGAAAAGGAGGGGCAGAGGACATTAAAAAAATAGTGCACTACTGTCAATTAGAACTACTTAAAATGAAGGATATGGAGAAAAAAAGATGACAATTGGTTTTGGATTAGGTATGTTTGGTTATAGTATGGTTTGTTTATTAATAGGACTTACTATAGTTTACATTGTCTTAAAAAATTTAAAATGATTTTACCACAGACAGAATGGGTTCAACCTACAGAGTATCCGGATCTTAGATCTTATGATGAGATTGCAATTGATTTGGAAACAAGAGATCCAGATTTAAAATCAAAAGGATCTGGTGCAGTTGTAGGTAATGGAGAAGTGGTAGGTATAGCTGTAGCTACGTACAATGACAAATGGTATTTTCCTATAGCTCATCAAGAAGGACCTAACATGGATAGAGCTAGGACTCTTGAATGGTTCAAAGATATTCTGGATTGTCCTGCTACAAAAATATTTCATAACGCTATGTATGACGTATCTTGGATACGTAATTTAGGGTTTAATATCAATGGTTTACTGGTAGACACAATGATCGCCTGCTCACTGTTAGATGAAAATAGATTTTCATATACACTCAATACTTTGTCTTGGCATTTTTTAAACGAAGGTAAAAATGAAAGAGCTCTTAACGAAGCTGCAAAGTCTAGAGGGTTAGATCCTAAAGCAGACATGTGGAGATTACCTGCGCACGAAGTTGGAGCGTATGCTGAAAAAGATGCAGAGCTAACTTTTAAACTTTGGCAGCATGTAAAAAAATTAATTATTGAAAATGATCTTGAAGAAATTTTTAATCTTGAGACTGATCTTTTCCCTTGCCTAGTTGATATGCGTTTCCTAGGGGTGCGGGTAGACGTGACAAGAGCGAATCAATTAAAGAAAGAATTAACAACACAAGAAGAACGATTAATCCACCAAGTAAAAATAGAGACAGGAGTAGAAACTCAAATATGGGCCGCACGTAGCATTCAAAAAGTTTTTGAACATTTGAAACTACCTTTTGAAACAACTGAGAAAACTGGTGCGCCTTCATTTACTAAAAATTTCCTTTCGAATCATGAACATCCTGTAATTCAAAAGATAGCAGAAGCTAGAAAAATAAACAAGGTTAATACAACTTTTATAGATACAATTTTAAAACACGAACACAAAGGTAGAATTCACGCAGAAATAAATCAAATTAGATCTGATGATGGAGGCACAATTACTGGACGTTTCTCATATTCTAATCCAAACTTACAACAAATACCTGCACGTGATCCTGTTTTAGGTCCTATGATTAGAAGTTTATTTATACCTGAAGAAGGTTGCAAGTGGGGTTGTTTTGACTACTCGCAACAGGAACCAAGACTTGTTGCACACTATGCACTACGTTATGGTTTGCCCTCTGTAAATACGATTGCAGATTCATACGATACAGATTCTTCTACAGACTTTCACAAAATAGTTGCAGAGATGGCAGAGATACCTAGATCACAAGCTAAAGTAATTAACCTTGGATTGTTTTATGGTATGGGTAAAGCTAAACTACAGGCAGAGTTAGGTGTATCTAAATTTAAAGCAGAGGAATTATTTGATAAATATCATTCAAGAGTTCCGTTTGTAAAACAATTAATGAATGAAGTTATGAAAGCTGGTTCTAAAAAAGGTCAGATAAAAACTTTATTAGGTAGACGATGTAGATTTCCTAAATACGAACCAATACTTAGAGGTTCTGACTGGGGTAAATATATACCACCAGAAGATGAAGAGCGTATGCAAGATCTACAAAAGATGGGACCATACATAAAAAACGATGAAGGAGAAATTTTAAAAGACAAAGATGGTAATCCTCAAAAAAATTATTGGCATAACAATCCAACTCGTAGGGCTTTTACATACAAAGCTTTAAATAAATTAATACAAGGTTCAGCCGCTGACATGACAAAGAAAGCAATGTTAGAATTATACAAAGAGGGTATCACACCACATATACAAGTACATGATGAATTAGATATATCAGTCATCAATGATTTAGAAGCTGCTAAAATTAAAGATGTGATGGAAAACGCAGTTGACTTAAAGATACCAAATAAAGTAGACTATGAATCTGGTCCTAATTGGGGATCAATAAAATGATAAACTATGGCTTATTTAAATGCAAACATACCACCTATCTACTGTAAGATAAGAAGAGAATATTTATATGATCTTGAAGAACATAAAGGAGAGTCTGGTGATTGTGTTATCTTTGGCTTTACTTCCATTTCAGGTCGTGCATTACTATTTAACATTATGTTACCCAACGGTGCGTGCTATTGGCGTTTGCCTATTTCAGCATTTTTTCAAAAAGAATTTGAACGAAAGGACGTGCCAGATATGTCTGTCGACGAACTTGAGTTGTGGAACAGTTTTAGTTATCATCCTGCTGTTACTTGCTTTGATTGGTTGGATGGTATAAATGGAAAATATTTAGGAAGAGACAAAAAATTTTACCACGGCAAATATCTTTTTACTATTGACTGGGCCCACCCAGATGTTAACATATTAGACACGGAACATTCTGAGATTCCTCAAGAGCACAAGTGTGCACACATAATGGCCCTAAAAAATGGCAATTATGCAGCTCAGCCAAACAATAGAATAATTTGGCACGTTAACAGCTACACCACAGATAATGATTGGCCTGATTATAAGGTGCAAAATACTTACTGGGACGCTGAAGATGGAGACTGGGTTACTGAAGATTCAGATAGAATGTTTTATAACATTGAGGATAAAAAAAATGATTGATAAAATAAAAACAAAAGCAAGCCATTACTGGGCGAACCACAAGATTGAATCTATTGTGTTCGTAGTTTTGGTCATAGCATTAATAGTTAAGTAATGAATTTAGCAGCTTTATTAAAAAAAAATATTGTAATGGTTCCGGTCGTAGCTTCGGTTTTGGTCGGAACTTTTACTGGTGTTAAGTATATTGTTAATTTAACAGATACTATAAACGGGAATAGAGCCGAGATAGAAAAAATTAAAACAGTTGATCTTGTAAACATACAAAGAGATATGAAAGTATTAACCGATGGTGTGAATACTGTCATTGCAAAATTAGAAAGAGCTGAAGGCACATGGGACATGGCCGAAAACTTATATGAAGTTCTAGCTGATAAAGTTAGACAAATGGAATACGATATCAAAGATCTCAACAGAGAAATAAATTATTAGGATGTATCATGGAGGTAGCCAGGATGAATTATTATTTTACCGGAGCATTAATAGTTTTAATATGTCTGCTGGCCTTGATGGGACCTGCGTATCCTAGAAACGAATATCTTAACGATGGTAATACTAGATGTGGTGAAATAGATTTATCTGTATCTAATCGTGATTATGATTATAATGATTACAACAGTAGTTACAGTAATAGTGATACACAAGAATTTAGATTATCGTTTAGAAAATATTTAGGCACAGACTGTAAAACATCAAAAGAAAATGCACAATTAAAACAACAACTAGAGTTGATGAAAATGTGTAACAAGGTAAACAGAAACCCAAGTCTTGCACAAAATCCAAACTTTACATTGTTAGTATCTAAATGCAGAGGGGTAATACCACAAGCAATTGAAACAGAATCTATGCCTACAGGCAGCTTATGGGATGAATTAAAAGAAGATTATATCAAAGAAAACCCTAAATCTAAGACTTTAGACAATAATAACAGTGCGTTGAAAATACCACCAGAAGGGTATATACTACCTAAACCAGAATAATGAAAATTAGTGAAAATACATCTGTAAGCATGCCTATTAGGAACATGTTAATGATAATCGGTGGTGTTGTGGCTGGTGTAATTGCATACACAGAGCTGACTGGAAGACTGACTTCGCTAGAAACATCACGTGAATTGTTTGAAGCTGACCTGCTTAAGAAAAGTGAACAACTACCCACAGACCAAGAACAGTATATGTTGATTGAAGATCTTTATAAGACTGTAGAAAAAATGGAAGAGACCCAAGAACAAAATATGACAAACAAAGTTAATATAGAATTTTTAAAAGCTCAATTAGAAAAAGCATTAAGTGATATTGAAGATTTAAAAGATAAAGTTAGAGCAAATGGAAAGAGCGCACACTAATGCCTGAAATGATCGTAGCTTTACTCATGTTAGTCAACGGAGAAATTAAAGAGGCACGTATACAACCTTCATTTGGAAAATGTATGGAACGAGGTCGTATTGCTAAACGTGATTTAAAACTTCTTGGCAAAACAAATGTTAAATATCAATGCATAAAATCTATGGCAGAATTAGAGGAGAATATCGATGGATCAAAAAGTATTAAGAAACTTATCTTATCTAAATAAGTTTGCACAAAATTTAAGAGAC